TGTGGGTACATTACTATTATTATCAGACATAAAAGACCCACCACGATAGTACTCAGAAATACTAATAGGATTAGTACCGCCAAACTCTGTTTGAATATCGTTTAAAGATATAGTACCTGAAGACGGTAGAGCCATTATACTGTTCCGTAAGCTGTGACGTTACCTGTTACTGTTAGGTTGCCAGAAGAGTCTAGCTTCATCTTATTAGTACCGCCATAAGATATAACAAGTTCGTTAGACGCATTAACTTCTACTTTCCAATCAGACGCACCTTCAGTAAATGTAATGTTGTCTGGTACAGAAACGTTACCTGTATATGCTGCATCTGTACCATTCGTTCCACTATCTAATATGACGGTGCCGTTGTTAGCTTTTACATCACCAAGCACGTCGCCTGTAACATTACCTGTAACAACACCTGTTACTGTTACGTTAGTAGCATTAACTGCACCTGTGTGTGTACCTGTAGTATCACCTGTTAGATTGCCTGTTACGTTACCTGTCAGGTTTCCTGTCACATTACCTGTAACATCACCAGTTATGTCTCCTGTAATATCGCCTGAAATATTACCTGTTACGTTGCCAGTAAGATTACCTTCAAATGTAGCAGCTACAAATGTCTCGCTTCCTATTGTCCATTTATCTGCAGTCTCATCCCAAACTAAAGTTTTATTTGCTTGAGTACCACGTTCAATCTCAATACCGCCATTTTCTGTAGGAGAAGAACCAGTATAGTTTGAGTTAAGTACGATCTGGTTGTCTGCTAGGTTGATTGTCTCTGTATTAACTGTAGTGGTTGTGCCCGATACAGTAAGATCGCCTGAAACTGTGAGATCATTAAATGTAACATCTGATGTAGTTGATAGTGATTGATTAGTGTCAGACAAATCTGTTGCAGCAATAGTAATGTCTGCAGTACCATCAAAACTTTTACCTGCAATAGTACGGGATGTTGCTAGAGCAGTTGCCGTATCTGCGTTACCTGTAATATTTCCTGTGAAGTTACCAGTAACATCTCCAGTAACGTTGCCTGTAACGTTACCCGTAAGGTTTGCGGTCACAGTATTAAATGTAACATTGTCTGTAGTACCTACGGATTGTCCAATAGCTATCGTAGCAGTAGAACCTTCAGCAGGAGTATGTGTAATGGTAACACCTGTTCCACCAGAAACATTAGTCATGTAATTACCTGTAGTATGAGTACCTAAGTCTACAGAATTACTAGCCATTGCAGTATTTAATGTGACATTTCCTGAACCGTCAAACGTTACACCTGTTGCTGTTACATCACCTGTAATAGTAAAGGTTCTTGCTGTTGCTAGTGTAGTAGCAGTGTCTGCGTTACCTGTAAGATCACCAGTAACATCGCCAGTAAGGTTACCTGTTACACCACCATTAGCAGTAATACCCCCCGTAAATATTGAAGTCTCGTCCACAAGTAATAAGTCTGTTTGGACTGTTCCATCAAAAAATGCATCCTTATACTGTGCACCTGCTGTACCTAAACTAAGGGTGTTAGTTGTCTTTGGATTAACATTTGTTCCTGATACAATTAAATCTTGGCTTGGTCCTACTTTTGTAATAGCTGCACCACCACCTGCTGTACCATCGTGAGTGTGTCCTGATGAAGCATTAAATGCAGCTTCAATAGCATTGTACTCTGCATCGAAATCATCTGCATCAATAACGTTACCATTAGCAATGTTGTTTGCTGTATCCTGACGTGTATAACCTGCCATATTACTGCCTATCGTTTTGTCTAAATTCTAATAACGCTGTGTCAAGCGTAAAAGTTGGGTTTGTCGAATTGTCTTCAATTCGTAATGCTACTGTTTTACCTGATCCTATTACATTAGAATCATACACTGTGTCTAATTCACCACCATACGTAGCTGTACCAAATACTGCATTAGAAGAGCCGAATTGAAATACTGCGTTTCCTGTGCTAGTAATATTAAATGTAGATGGTTGTACTTTTTTTGTGTTAGTAGCAGATGCAAAATCATATTTTAAGTTTACATCTATATTCATGTCTCCTGTAGGTTCAGCATACAGGGTCATTTTGTAAAACGTTTTTCGTATTTGTGGGTCTGTTATTGGCATAAAAGGAGACTCATAAACTGCTTCAATTTCTGAAGTATCAAATGAATTGCCTGTATTTAATACATAAATATATCCATCGGAGTTAGCAAAAGCAATTGTTTCTTGATCTCCAGAGTATCTACTGTCTGCTACATGAGCTTTAATGCCCTTTGTTGTAGCCCAAGATATACCAGATGCACCCTGTGATATAAACTTAGTAGCTATTAAACCTTTAGCAACATCACTTTGTTCTGATTCTACATAAGCAAAAATACGATACTGTGCTTTTTCACGAAACAAAACAGAACTAAATGTTGAGGAAGTATTTAAAAAAGTATTTGCATCTTTAGAAATAATATCAGAAGCAATGTCCAAACCAAAGTCACCGATACGATCAGTAGCACTTAATAGTCGGATACCATCAGGGGCGAGATACATAATATCACCCCCGACTTCTTGAATAGTATCCCCGTTAATACAACCAATACGATCTGTAATAGGAGACACTTGAAAGTCTGCTGAAGTATTGCCTGTCAAACGTTTAATACTACTGTTAGTAAATATAATAAGTTGATCACGAAATACTACTAAGCCTGTAATATTACTGCCTACGTTTATACTACCTGCCCCGTTTGCTGAAGTAAAATCCTTTACGTTAAAGGGTGCTGTAAAATATAAAATATTTTCTTTACTATAAAAAGCAGTATTCTTAAATATAGCTACCCTTTCTGCTCCAGAAGGATCATTGGTGCCAATATCAAAAGGGTCACCGCTACTATCATTTTTAAAAAAGTCTAAAGAATTACCAGAGGTGCTGTAGATTGCAGGAAAGTTTACGCCATCTACAAATATAACTTTGTCTACACCCGCTTCTGTAAACTCAGCATGATTTACTTTTAATCCATTTGTACTAGCACTTGCCCCCATACTAGTCCATGTAGTACCTGTACCATAATAATATTCTGTATAATTTGAAGCATTTTTACGAGCTACAACAATGCGACCAGAAGATATTACTTTAAGTGCTAATATAGGTCCACTACCCGAAACTGCAGTAGTACTAAACTTTTCATATCCTTTAACTTTAGAATACCCACCTTCTTTATTAGGCTCAAAGTTTTGTAATATAGTTGCGGAACCTACGGCATTAGAACCGTGCTGTAACGGTGACATATTAGAGATTAGACCACCTCTAAACTCAATAGGAAATGTCTGCCATTGGGTAGCCATTAGAATCCAACTCTTGTATCACTCACATAATCTGCACGATTAATATGTAAACTACGCAAGTATTTAATGCCTTGCTCAAATTTTTGCATAGCAAGTTGTGCCGCTTGCATGTCACCACGGAATTGATAAACATAATACATAGCACCATCTACAATAACATACTTATATTGTTCAGGTAAATTAGGTACATCTGTACTATTTTCTAAATCAAATCCTGTTCTATAGTATTCATATACAAGTTCATATGCTTTATCTGGACTTGGATACAACATAAATTCTCTACTAGGAGTACGTGCTACATGTGTAGGTACTGCTCGTATACTCGTATTACTATTGTACTCTTGGTCTGCATACTTAGTCAAGTACTCTTCGTAAGAAATAACTTTAAGTTTTCTAGTTGTTACATTTAAGGCACTGTCACGTTTAATACGAAACGTGTTCATGTCTATAATTTTAGAGTCATATGGAAAACCGTACCGTACTGTACCCGCAACTAGTACTTCAGTTTCTTCTACGTGATTCCAAGGCCAACCATATTCTTCTTGTTGTATATGGCGAATGGCTGCATTAACTGCATCTTTAGCAAAACTATAATAACCAGTAGTAGATGCAAAGTTTGCCGTAGTTAATTCCACTTCGTTTAATCTACGGTTTACATCGTTGACTAATCCTAGATAATCATATGCCATACTTATTTCTCCTTAACACGTAGAAAAATAGAACGTTCATACTGTAAATTTTCCCCTGTGTTTATTCGGCACACAACGTTGTAACGTATGTTGTTAGTTCCTAGTGAAAATCTTGCAGTGGCTACACGACCCGATACTGTTCCTTGAACAAACTGCAAACCGTTAACTACGGAAGAATCAGACACTTGTTGTTTAACTCCATCAGCATCGTGTATAAACCACGTAACAGACGATATAGTATCATCACCTAAAAAACGTGACCAATCTACGCTGTAGTCCAGCATTTCATCAGGGTCTTTATCGGGCCATTTGTAAGACATAGTGTGTCCTTATCCTGTAATATACACAGTATAGTTCTGCATATCTTTATCTATATAAACTGTTCTGTTTTCTTCAGTAACATGTACAGTATCACTACCACCGTATGAAACTATATAAAGTACTCTTGATCTATCATAACTGTCAGCAAACTGACCGAAGTCAAATCTTACAGCAATAGGGTCATCTAAGTCTATAGCTGGGGTTAATACGACAGAAGGTGGTACTACTGTTGCCTGTGCGTCTACATCGTCAAACGCTGCGTTAGCTATCGTAGCTGTTACTGCGCTGGGTGTTGTATTGGCTTTAGCATCTACATCATCGAATGCTGATACTGCTAGTGCTGCTGTTACAGAGCCACCAATGTCTGTATTAGCTTTAGCATCTACGTCACCAAATGCACTTGCTGTAATACTAGACGCTGCCACTGGCATGAATGCTCTAGCTTGTGCATCCTCATCTGCAAAGTCTGTGATGTAGATAGAGAGGAATGCTGCAGTAGTACTTAAGAATCCACTTGCTTGAGCATCTACATCTGCAAAGTCTTCAGCAGTAAGTGTAGCTGTAACAGAGCCACCTATGCTTGTGTTTGCTTTAGCGTCAAAGTCTATGTCTAATGCAAAGGTAGCTGTAGCACCACTTGGTGTAATATTAGCTTTACCTGTTACAGAAGTAAAGTCACTAATGCTAGAAGAAGCAATTACATTAGAAGTAGTTATACTTGCCTGTGCATCAAAGTCAAGTGCTGATGCAGCAAAAGTAGATGTTGCACCAGATAAAGTTGTACTAGCCTGTGCATCTACATCATCAAATGCTGCTGCAGTAAAACTAGCTGTAGCTGCTGGTATAGTT